GTTAACTCTATCCGCCCTTAGATTTAACAATTGTCTAGGGGCACATGGGGCAGCAACTAACCTGCTTAGACTGCTCACACATGGCATCAGAGCGCCTACACTGGCATGGTCTGGCCTTCGGGTACTCTTGGCCTTAACAGATTCTTTTCTTTGAGTGTGAGTGCCCACTGACTCGGGTTCGAGGCCCTTGGAGTGCGTGCCCCTTTCATCTTCCACCCCAAAAAAAATATGTGTTTTTCTGAGGTTCTGGTAATCTCGTTTTTGGAATCGTCATGATTCTCCTTCTGTGTTGGCTGCACGTTGTTTCTCGCTTAGTGCAGTCATTTGGCCCATCTCTTGTAGGTGGGCTTTTTTTTGCCTGCAAACAAAGCTCACGGTTTACCGCTGGCTTTTTTTCGTCTATAGTGTGTATATTGATTAGAGGGGATAAAGATGAGAGTATTGATTAGGTCTAACTGGTCGCAGAACATTCAGGAGTTGACGGCTGTCTGTGCGCCGAACCATAGGGCGTACTGCAAGAAGTGGGGGTATGACTACAAGTTCAATCACTTTGACTATCAGAACTACAACAGCGTTGTTCTGGATGACTTCAAGGGCTTGTTAGAAGATTTGAAGAACTACGACATTGTTATGACGATTGGCATGGATACCTTGTTCATGAACCATGACATCAGTGTCCGTGACGTATTTGAGCCGTATGACAATGTGCTGATAGCCAGAGAAGAAACCGGCTGGTGGCCTATAAACAATGACGTAATGATTTACCGCTCTGGTCACTGTGAGAAGTTGATTGACCGGATGATGAATGACTTTGATGTGTGGAAACAATACCCGTGGCGTCAGCAGACGCATCTCTGGAATCTGATGCAAGAGGAGAAGTGGGTACGGGATATGGTGAGGTTAGTTCCTGCCAAAACCATGAACCAGCATCCGACTAAATGGCAGCTTGGGGATTGGATAGTTCATTTCTACAACATGAGTATTGAAGACAAGGTAGCGAATGCAAAGAATATGTTGAATCTCTTTCCTGACGGCAAACCCGTATGGAAGCAGAAAATGGACGGTGTGCGTCCCGGTGTTATTTGAGGGGATGAAATGTTAGTTGAAAAGTCAGTGCCGTTACCTGAAGGCAAGAAGCGTTATCCGTATAAGGAGATGGATATTGGTGACAGCTTCTTTGTTGATAGTGGGAAGCTACAAGTTGTATGCAATGCCAATTACAGGGCATCCAAGCGGTTAGGGATGCAGTTCATAGCGAGGAAAGAAGTGGAAGGAGTGCGTGTATGGAGAACGGCGTAAAGAAACTAGAGTTCTTTGACGAGAGCCTCTTTGTAGACGTCTTAGACCAGTACCTAGTTTGGCGACTAAACGATTTAATAGAGAACGAGGAAGAAGCCAAGGTTAGGCGTGCTTGCTTTGTTCTAAGAGCGTACTTATCACCGGAACCACAAGATGATTGAAAACGTGTTCCCTACCCCTGTTGGCTTCTATGACTTAGACAAACCCGTAACTACAAAAGAACTCCAGTTCATTAAAGACTTGGAGACTCGGGCTAATGACGGCAACACGACTAGCATAGACAACTATCTCTTGAAGTCCAAAGAGATGAAGCGCATTGCTGCCTTTATAGACAAGTCAGTTCAAAGCTACTTCAAAGAAGTCTATGCCGCTAAACATGAAGTTAAGCCTTACGTGACTCAGTCGTGGGCTAACTACACAACTAAGGGCCAGTACCACCATAAGCATGCTCACCCGAATAGCTTTATCTCTGGAGTCTTCTACGCTTCAGCTATGGCCTCTAGGGACCGTATCTATTTTTACAAAGATGGGTATCAACAATTGAAGGTCACGACGGAGTCGTGGAATCACTGGAACAGCGAAAGCTGGTGGTTCCCTGTGGAGAGTGGCAAGGTTGTCTTGTTCCCGTCAAATCTAACCCACATGGTTGAGACGGTACAAGTTGAAGACACCCGAATCAGTATTGCTTTCAATACCTTCTTGCAAGGTGTTACTGGCGACAATCAATCACTAACGGAGTTACTACTATGACCGAAGTAATTAATCACATGATGCCTCTTGCTATAGAGGACGTGAAGAAAGCCTACATGGAGAAAGTCTATGCCATGAGCCATGCAGAGCTATTTCATGAGCTTATGCGTGTTCATACGGAGTCATCCAAGTTGTTGCGGGATGCAACCGATGAGGCAGCAAGACTGAAAGATGCTCTTGAGCGACTCAGTACCATCAACTGACAAGTACGCAGAAGAACTTCTGCTATCTCGAACCATCTTAAAAAATGAGATGCTTCGGGCTACTAAGGCTATTACGGTTGCGGATAAGCGCAAGCTCTTGCAGACTTGGGGTGAAATGTATAAGCCTGAGATAGTTGAGGAGTTGTTTCGTGTCGCTAAAGACAAGAATGCGCGGTACCGTATCGCTAACTGGAATCTAGAACAGTTCAGCACTGACCGACGAAAGTTTAAATGAAGTTCAATCTAAAACAGTTTTATCAGTTCTGCTCTGAGTTAAAGATTGAAACCAAAGAGCAGGGCTTACGCAAGATGGACAACCTTCTAGGAACTCAGACCTATGTCATGGATGAGATTACTAGCGGCTTGGAGAACGGTGTCCATTTCTTTGTTATTTTAAAAGGCCGTCAGCTTGGTATCACCACAATAAGCCTAGCCTTAGACCTTTACTGGCACTACATCAATGCGGGGTTAAATGGAACACTTGTTACAGACACAGAAGAAAACCGAGATATGTTTAGAGGAACCCTTGGCTCCTACATGGATGGTTTACCAAAAGAGTACAAGATACCCATACTTGCACACAATAGAAACTCTCTTTCCCTCAAAAACAGAAGTCGTATCTTTTATCAAGTCGCAGGGCTTAGAGCGAAAGGAAGTCTTGGTCGTGGCAAGGGTATTACATTCCTTCACGGCACAGAGACGTCTTCGTGGGGTGATGAAGAAGGACTAGCATCCTTGCTGGCCTCGCTTGCAGAAACTAATCCTAAGCGTCTCTACATATTCGAGTCTACTGCTCGCGGCTTTAATATGTTTCACGATATGTACGTGACAGCTAAACGCGCACGGACTCAGAAGGCTATCTTCTGCGGTTGGTGGCGCAATGAGTTTTATTCTGCTGCTCCTGACACGGATGTCTACAAAGTTTACTGGGACGGCAAACTCACACCCGAAGAAAAAGAGTGGACGCGAGATATTAAGAAGCTCTACAACTTTGAGATTAACTCGCGCCAGATGGCGTGGTGGCGTTGGAAGATGCTTGAAGGTATTAAGGATGATTCCTTGATGTATCAAGAGTTCCCACCGACAGAAGACTATGCGTTCGTCATGACGGGGACGTCCTTCTTCTCAAACTCACGGTGTACTGACGCCATGAAGATTGCTAAGAAGATTGATTGCGACCATTATCGTTATGCGATGGGTGTCAACTTCCAAGACACTGAAGTGCTAAAGTCTACTGAGCGTTTGTCAACACTAAAGGTTTGGGAGGAACCCATTGATACCGCTTACTACGTTATCGGTGCAGACCCTGCTTATGGTTCTTCTGATTGGGCTGATAGGTTTTGCGTTCAAGTCTTCCGATGCTATTCAGACGGATTGGAACAGGTCGCTGAGTTTGCCACTTCAGAACTTAATACGTACCAGTTTGCATGGGTTATTTCTCACTTGGCAGGAGCCTACAAAAACTCGACGCTTAATCTGGAAGTTAACGGGCCGGGACAGGCTGTGCTAAATGAGATTAAGAACTTGCGCCGTCAAGCTGCCAGCATGGGTAACGCTATGGGCAAGAGTTTGATGGACGTCTACGGGTCCATGTCGAATTACATCTGGCGGCGTAATGACACAATGGGCGGGTTATCTAACTCTTTGGGCTGGCTGACAACGGCAGCAACTAAAGAGCGAATGATGAGTTACACCAAAGACTTGTTTGAACGCCAAATGCTTGACGTCTATTCCGTTGATACGATTGAGGAGATGAAGACCATCATCCGTGATGGCGCATCTATCGAGGCTTCTGGTCGCAATAAGGATGACAGAGTAATGGCAATGGCCTTGGCGTGCGCTGCTTACTCGGAGCAAGTTCAACCCCAATTAATTCAGCGCAAACTAAGCCGTAAAGTATCCAGAGAGCTAGAACAAAAAACCCCGGAGCAACTGTCTGTAGGCAAAGGCGTATCAAATTATTTGAAAGCTATCGGCGTGTATGGTAACTAACATCTTAACCAAGAAAGAACTGATGACGCAAATGCGTCGGTTCATACGGGATAAGGAGCGCGGTATCTCTATGAAGCTCTTTGCTGACTTGTGTGGGGTCAATAAAGCCCACCTGCTAGACGTCTTTTGGTATCGCTCAGAACCATTAACCGAGTATATCCAGCGCAGAGTCGATAAAGGCTACAAAGCATGGCAGCGCGGCGAGGTAGCCATCATGCAATTGCGTAACCGTAGCAAATACATTGAATACCGTAGGGAAGCTAAACCTAGAATACTACCCACTACTGGCCTACAAATGATTAATGGCAAGATAGGGATTAGATTGGGTATGAGGAATATAGACGATTATTCGCAACCACCATTATTTGAAGGGGATAACAATGGCAGTTCTACATGACTACAAATGCCCAAAGCACGGCTACTTTGAGAGCAGAAAAGGGCAATGCCCCATGAAAGACTGTGCCGAGGAGGTCGCAATCGTCTATTTGCAGCCTGTTGGACTCATGTCAGACGGTACAAAGAAGAACGACAAGACAATTAAGCAGTTAGCGATGGATTTTGACATGACAAACGTCAAATCGACCCGTGAAGGCGAGAATCAGTCCGGCTTCTTTACCAGAAAGAACAAAACATCGAAGAAACAGCTTGAGAAGGAAGCCGCTATCGCTTCTCAGCGTCCAAGAGAGCCAAGGCCGGGTGATTCCGCTATTTGGGGCGGTGACAGCCGCTATAGCTTGGGAAATGTAATAAAAGGCGGGGCTGTACGCTCAGTTATGGGAGAATCGGTAGGTATGAACCCAAGAGACGCCGGGAACTTGACAGGACCCAAGGCGGCGAGTTATATAGCTGACCATGAAAACCTACAAGTGAAGTCTTAAATGCGGATACCAACCAAAGACCTAGAGCGTGAGTTTTTCTACCGCGACTTAATCGAAAAGTGCATGGTATCTTTGGCTGAGCGCAAAGGTGATTACGCCTCCCTGCGCTCTTGGTTTTTGTTCGGTGCTGGCACCAATGAAAATCCTGCCTTGTTCAATAAGATTTTCCCGCACGTAGACCAACTA